ATACCCATCATACCTCGCTTTCCAAAGGGAAATCTTTCTCCACATGGCTGCTTGCGAAGCTGATCCCCGTTGTTTCGGTCAGCTTTATACTAAGTGTCGTCGTTCTGGCTACACTAATATATGCTCTGCTGTCCTTGTGGACGAAGCTAGTCAAGTTAAAGAGAAACTGTTGGGAATTCAGTCGAAGACTGGTAAAGACGCGCAGGAGAACATTTTCATGAAGAAGGTAGTTGCGATATTCCGCAGCTACCCTTTCTTTTTCAAACCAATTCAGGATGGTACTACGAATCCCCGCATGGAGCTCGCTTTCAGAGAGCCTTCGAAGAGAATTACTAAAAACAACAAGACCTCAAACAGGGGAGACGCTCTAAACACAGTAATAAACTGGAAAAATACCACGAATAACGCATACGATGGTGAGAAACTTCATATGCTATACCTTGATGAGGCGGGAAAGTGGGAAAAACCAACTGATATACGTGAGGCGTGGAGGATAGAAAGGACTTGTTTAATTGTTGGTAGAAAGGTAGTCGGAAAGGCGATTGTTGGAAGCACTGTAAACCCCATGAACAAAGGGGGAGAAGAGTATAAAGGTCTGTGGTATGATTCTGACCCAAACGAAAGAAATAATAATGGAAGGACAAGATCGGGGCTTTACAGAATATTTATTCCAGCGTATGAAGCTTTAGAGGGGTTTTTTGACGTTTATGGAAATGCTGTCGCAGAAGACCCAGAAGAAGCGGTTAATGGTCTTGACGGAGAACTCATTACAATCAGCAGTAAAACCTATTTGAAAAACGAACGAAAATCGTTTAAGGATAACCCTTCTGAGCTTAATGAAATTACACGACAATTCCCTTTCACTGAAGACGAAGCGTTTAGAGACAGCATTGAGGGTAGTCTGTTCAATATCGGTAAAATATACCAGCAAATAGAGTATAACGAAGAACTGTTTCCCAACCCTGTTGTAATAGGAAATTTTACTTGGAGGGAAAAAGATAAAGAGGTGGTTTTTTCTCCAACACCAAACGGTAGGTTTAGAGTTTCTTGGATGCCAGATTCAAGCGAAAGAAACATAATAAAAGAAGACAGAGGTAAAAAAGTTGCTCCTTTCCCTATGTACGGCTGCGGGGGTGTTGACTCATATGATTTAGACGCTACTGTAGACGGAAGGGGGTCTAAGGGTGCGCTGCACCTTTACAACAAGTTTAGTATAAACAGACCATCAAACATGTTTGTTGTGGAGTACGCTTCGCGTCCAGATCTAGCCAGCATATTTTATGAAGACGTTCTTATGTGTGCTTTTTTCTACGGGTACCCTTTGCTTATAGAGAATAATAAGTACGGTATTGCAAGGTATTTTGAATCAAGAGGTTACGATGGGTATTTAATGGACAGACCCAAGCATTTAAATAGCTCCTCGTCTCACGTTAACGTAAAAACGAAAGGGATACCTTCAAACTCGCAAGACGTTATTCAATCTCACGCACAAGCCATTGAAGCTTACATACATGATCACGTCGGAGTTAGCTATGAAAATGGCGAAATGGGTAAAATGTATTTTAACAGGACCCTTGAGGACTGGATAGGGTTTAAAATAGACAAAAGAACCAAGTTTGACTTGACGATTAGCTCTGGTTTGGCTTTGCTCGCAGCGCAAAAAGAAAAAGAGAAACCTAGGTCTAACTTTACAGAAAGAGTGTTTTTTAGGAAATATAAGGTCTAGTGTGGATTTGCTATATTTGCAAAATATGCGTAGAGCTCCAAAAGAAACATGAACAATACTAATAACAAACGTAAAGGCTCTTTTCCTGACCCACTTGCAAAGACTGATACCAAAAAAAGCAAAGAGTATGGGCTTCAGTACGCAAAAGCTATAGAGTCTCAGTGGGGTAAGATTACAAGCGCCACTTCTTTGTATGGAAAGCGCAACACGATTTTTGAAAGGAGTAGAGACTACGCTAATGGTACTCAGGATACGAACATTTACAAAAAGCTTCTTAGGTCTTTAAATCCAAATGATGGGGACGGTAGCTTAATGAATCTGGATTATACTCCAGTTCCTATTCTGCCAAAGTTTGTAAGAGTTGTTGTAAATAAGATTCTTTCTAGAAACCCTTACCCAAATTTAGAGGCTGTTGATCCTTTGTCTTCTTCTGAAAAGAACAATAAGAAGCGTCAGCTAGAGATTCAGGTAGAAGCGAAAAAACAATTACAGCAGCTTAAAGAAAAGACAGGGATGATGATCGGTGAAGACCCAGACTCTTTGCCAGATTCATTAGAAGAAGCTGAAATCCTGTTTGGAACAAACGTAAAAACTGATGCTGAAATCGCAGCTCAGATAGGGACAAACATGACTCTATCGTGGAACAGCTTCAATGAGAATGTTTTCAGAAGGTGTGTCAACGACTTGGTTTCTCTTGGAATGTCTGTTGTCAAAAGAGCTAATGATCCTAACGAAGGCATAAAAACAGATTACGTAGACCCAGCTAGATTTATACACAGCTACACAGAAGACCCTGGTTTTAATGATATGATTTATGCTGGTCATATCAAGACTATTTCTATTCAGGAGCTAAAAAGAATTGCAGGGCATGAGTTAACCGAAGATGACTTTAAAAAGATTGCCGCTGCTGTAAAAAACAAAGACGGTAACGACCCTAATACTTTTAACGCGCATTCCTATAACAACAGGTTAATGAAGCAGGAGTACGGCTATGATGAATACATGGTCGATGTTCTTGATTTTGAATTCATCTCTGTCGACTGCGTTTACTTTGAAGAAAAAGAGAATCGATTCGGAAACATGAACTTCTTCTTAAAGGGGTTTGACTACGAAGAGAAGCAAGGTAGCGTATTTGAAAGACGTCCATACAAAATGGAGGTGGCTACAGTGTATGGGGGTAGTTACATATTGGACGCTAAAGACATGCTGTTTAATTATGGCATGGTTACGAACATTCCTAAAAATATTCACGATATATCAAAGGCAACACTCTCGTATTCCGTCGTAGCGACAAACATGAGAAACATGATGCCTAAGTCGATGGTGGATGGGTGTACTGGTTTTGCTGACATGTTGCAGCTCACGCACTTAAAGATTCAGCAGGCTATCGCTAAAGCTAAGCCAGACGGCTTGATCATAGACATCGAAGGTCTTGAAAATGTTCAGCTAGGCAAGGCTGGAGAGCTTCAACCATTAGACTTGCATGATATATACGAGCAGACTGGTGTATTCTACTACAGAAGCAAAAACCCAGAAGGTGGCTTCCAAAACCCTCCTGTCCGCGAAATCGGAAATAGCATCAGGAATATTAACGAGCTGATAGGTTTGTATAACCATTACCTCAGAATGATTCGTGACGCTACAGGAATTAACGAAATGATGGACGCCTCTACACCTAAAGGTGATACGTTGGTTGGTGTTCAGCAGCAAGCCATCGCTGCTGGAAATAACGCTATTTATGACATCACAAATGCCTCGATGATTCTTTACAAAAAAGTCTGTGAGGACATCGTTAAATGCATTCAGATACTTCCTTCTGATTCTGTTTTGTTCAGGGTTTACGAAAACGCAATAGGTAAAGAGAACATGGCCGTTCTATCTTCATTCAGCGATTTGCCTATGTATAACTTTGGGGTTCAGGTCGTTAAAGAAATGGAAGATCAAGACAGGGCGTACCTTGAGCAAAACATACAGATGTCTTTGCAGCAAAAAGAGATTGACATTGAGGACGCTATAGCTATAAGAGGCATGAAGGATATAAGTCAAGCAGAAAGACTTTTGGTTGTTCGGAGAAAGAAAAGAATGGCTAAGATGCAGGAGATGGCGGCTCAAAACTCTCAGATGCAAGCCCAGCAAGCTCAACAAGCTGCTCAGGCTGCGTCTCAAGCCAAAATGCAGGAGCTTCAGATGGAGGCACAGCTTGAGTCTCAAAAGATGCAGCTTAAAACACAACTTGAGTCTCAGCTTGAACAGGTTAAGCATCAATTCAGAAAAGAAATTGAACTTATTAGAGCTCAAGCCACTTTAGGATTTAGAACTGAAGAGCAAGAGTTTAAAGAAAAGCTGGAGGTTCTCAAAGAAGATAGAAAAGACGATCGAGTGAAAAAGCAATCAGCAGAGCAGAGTAAACTTATTTCTCAACGTCAAGGTCAAAGAGGTGAGCTTCCAGAATCTCCAGAAAACGTAGACCAAATTTTAAACTCTTTATTAGACTGATATGGCGAATAGCGTAAACTTAGACGTATCGGAAAAACTAAACATCACTTGCAGGAGGGGTGACACTTTTTCTTTGACGCTTACTTTAAAAGACTCTACTGGAACGGCTATACAGTTAGCTACGCTTGGGTATGAGTTTTTAATGGACGTAAAAACAAACCCACAAAGAAGCAGGACTGGAACTCTTGAAAGAGAGGTTATTGCTTCGAGCGCTTTATCTAGTTCTCAATCAAAAGTTGACGATAAACTTAGTAATGGTTTTGAGTTTGCTGATATTTCAGACAGCGGTACGGTAAACGTAACTGCTTCTGCAGACGTAATGAAAGAATTCCCAGTAGGTGTTTATGTTTATGATATTCAGCAAAAGGTTGGGGACACTATCACAACAATTCTTCAGGGATCTTTTAAGGTAAACGAAGATATATCTAGCTGACATGGCTGATTCAATAACAGTAACATCAGCAGCTCCTGTGTCGCTGACGGTCACCGTTTCGTCTGCAGCTTCTACTACGATTACTTCTCCCGCCTCAAGCTCTCTTAGCGTTACAAATAAAGGTCCGAAAGGGGACACTGGGGATCAAGGCATACAAGGCATACAGGGCTTGCCTGGTGTTGACGGAACGGATGGACAGGGGGTACCCACAGGAGGCGTTGCAGATCAAGTGATTTTTAAGCAAAGCGCTACTGATTACGATACCGCTTGGGATTACATTCAGACAATTACAGAAGCCGTAAAAAACGTAAGTGGTGGCCCTCTTGACAAGGGCGCCCCACTCCACGTCACTGGGTCTACTGGAAATACCGTTGAGGTTATTGCTGCAGATGCAACCACTAATTACCCAGCGCACTTAATTCTGAACGAGGACCTTGTTGACGAAGCAGAAGGAAGGGCCGTTGCTTTAGGGTTTATAAACAACGTAGACGTCCCTGATGCATCTATCTATTCTGAGGGTCAAACCGTTTACCTTGGTGCTTCGGGTGGATGGACAACCACTAAGCCAACAGGAACCTCAGCTATTCAGAACCTTGGGGTTATCGTCAAGGTAAATGTTTCTGGGAACAAAATCTCGGGCGTTGTGCTTGGAGCTGGGAGAGCTAACGATGTACCGAATTTACCTTCTGGTAAGTTCTTTATTGGTAGCGCCACAAATACTACCACATCTGCATACACGCTTCCTACTGCTGACGGCACAACAGGACAGCTTTTACAAACCGACGGTGCTGGTGCGGTTACGTTCGTAGACTTTTCGGGATCCCCTTGGACAACTTCTGGTAGCGACATCTACTACACTACAGGGAATGTAGGAGTGGGGACTACGACACCTAGTGAGCCTCTTGATGTTGTTGGAGATGTAGAAATTACTGGTAATTTAAAACTAACAAGCGGCACATCATCCATAGTAATCGGAAGTAATGCTGGCTCTGGAGCTAATGTAACTTACGGGGTAGTTATAGGCAAAGACGCAGTTAGCAATGTTGGTGTGAATGGGGGTAGCTCTTCTGTGACTATAGGGTGGAGAGCTGGTCAATTTTCAGGCACAACGGCAGTAAGCAATGTTTTTGTTGGGCCACTGGCTGGTCAAAGAAACACAGGCTCTAACAGTACCGTAGTGGGAAGAAACGCAGGCATAAACACTACTGGAAGCAATAATGTAACTGTTGGGTACGCTGCTGGCCTTGGTGTAAGCGGAACATCAACTTACGAAAACACAGTCGCCGTCGGATACGAAGCATTAAAGGCACTGACTACTGGTGGTTCTAATACTGCGCTTGGTGACAGAACATCAAGGGCTATAACTAGCGGTAGCGGTAACACCTCTGTCGGTATTTTGGGGTTGAGCAACGTAACAACAACAAGCAACAATACTTCTGTTGGTGCTCAGGCATTGCAGTTAACTACTGGGTCAAACAACACGGCTGTTGGTTTTCAGTCTGGTAATTCAATAACTACTAGCTCTGATAATGCACTTTTTGGTTATGCTAGCGGCATTTTTAATACTGGGTCACAGAATGTAGCCCTTGGTAGCAGGGCTATGTACGGATCCCCTGGTTCTTCAACCTCATCCAACACTGTAGCAGTAGGCTACCAAGCATTAACTGCTCTGACTACTGGAACGGGTAATACTGCTGTGGGGTATCAAGCTGACAACCTTACAACTGACGGGACTAACAATACCACCCTTGGTTATCAAGCAACTTCTAACGGGACTTCTGTAACCAACGCAACTGCGTTAGGTTACGCCTCTATAGCAAGCAATAACTCAGTGGCTGTAGGTTCTTCATCGAATGCAGGGAACACCGTTGGAAGGTCAGTAGCCATTGGCGCTTTAGCCGAAGCACGTACTTACGATATAGTAGCTGTAGGGTATAATTCAGGGCCAAGGGGTGGCGGTAATCCATCCTCTTCTATCTTTATAGGAAATTACGCTGGTAATTCTGCGGGTGGAAACGGATTGGGTCAAAGAGTAGTTATTGGGGCTGGCGCGTGTTCTACAAACGGAGGTGGTAGATACTCTATTTATATTGGGGATCAAGCTGGGCGATTCGGCTCAACAAACAACAATCAATCCAACGTGATGATTGGAGCTAACGCAGCTTATAATCACGGCAGCACTACAAACTCTGTAGGTATTGGGCATAACTCTATGAACGGAGCTGACACAACTGGAAGTATTGCAATTGGGTGGAGCTCCAATGCTGGTGACGCCAATTACAATATCATGATAGGTTACCAAGCTGGGAATAATTCCTTGCTTGGTGGTAATAATACTATGATTGGTCATCAGTCTGGTTTGGCTCTTACAACGGTGAATGGTGCGAATAACGTTGCCCTTGGATACCAAGCTGGAACAGCCCTTACTGAAGGTGGAAACAATGTATTAATTGGTTATCAATCAGGCTCCACACTCACTACAGAGTCCAACAAACTCTACATAGAGAACAGCAACTCAGCTACCCCACTGATTTACGGGGAGTTTGATAACGATTTAGTTCGTATCAACGGAGACTTTGAGGTCACGGGCGGTATCAAGATAGAAAAGACAAGCAACACAGATTACGATTACAGAGGGGACGTGGTTTACTTTGGTGCTACTACGGGTATGACGCAGGGTGATCTCTACTACTTCAACTCCTCTGGTAACTGGGCTCAGGCAGATGCAGATGCA